GGTTAAAAGCTCTCTGGGCTACAATGGTAGCTAACCCTATCGGCGCAATCTTATCGCTTGTGGGCTTGTTGATAAGTGCATTTACAATGCTGGGCGATAGTGAGGATGATGCGGCCGAAGGTATGGATAAATTCGGAGAGAGTGGAGGCAAACAAACCGGGCATTTGTCGGCTCTCTTTGGTGTCCTAACTGCCGGAACAAAAGGTACTAATACCTACAACAAAGCATTAGAGGAAGTAAACAAGCAACTTGCCGAACACAACATGGCTTTGTTGGGGTCTGAAAGTACGATGCAAGATATAGAAGAGGCTCACAAGCGCATTACTGAAGCCATAAAAAAACAATCGGCTGAAACAGAACACGCAAACGCTTTGCAAAATATTGGCGATGAATATGCCAAGTCGCTTGATGATGTGGCTGCCAAAATTCAAAAAGAATTAAAAGAAGCTCACCATTATGTAGATTTAGGTGTTGGCGGCATTTCGGTAGATAGCGATGACATTCAGCAAAATGCGACAGCCTTAGCCTCTCAAATTCGTGGACTTATCGAGGACTCATTGCCCGAAATGGTAAAGCTGGATGATAGCAAAAAAGCCGAAGCAAAAGCTAAGTTGCGTCAGCAGATTACAGATGTAATGACTGCGGCCGGCATTGATAAAGAACACGCTGAATGGATAACTGATTATTCGTTTATTGATGATTGGTATTATGACGTGTTTTCAGAAGATGGCGGCATTATAGACCAAGCTCTACAAGCTCGTGATGCGTTTGATTCACAAACCCAAGCAGCCAACAATGCCTACCATGCTATTGTGGGCTTTGGCGAGGGTGCTGAGGAAATAATCCCCAAAGTGGATTTATCCAAATATTCATTAGAAGAGCTACATGATATTGCCGCTAAACTTGACGGAAAAGAGGTTGGCATTGACATTAAGGTCTATGGCTATGCGGATGCTATGCAAATGCTTGCAGATGTTCAAGCACAAATCGGGCAAAAGCAAAACGACCTCAATACTGAAACTGGCATAAATAGCGAAATCCAAAATCTCAAAAAGTTGCGCGGCGAGGCTCAACTGGGAAGTCAAGCATGGAAAGACTACAACACCCAAATTGATACACTCCGGAAAAAGTTGGATTCCGCCACGGGCAGAAATAAGCGCGGTGGCGGGCGTAGTGGCGGCCACAATGGAGCAAACGATGCGGCCCGTGCCGCTGATACTTTGGCACAAAAGCAGCTTGAGGCTGAAAAGCGTGTCGAAGAGGCCCGTATTGTAGTCATGGAAGAGGGCTATGCCAAACGCAAAGCTACTCTTGACCTACAACATAAGGAAGCTCTTGACCGTATCGACAAAGAGGAAAAAGAGCTTATAAAGGCTCGTAAAGCCGCAGGCAAAGGCGGCCTATCCCAAGAGGAAAAAGACGGCTTTGCACAACGCCGCGCCTATGAGAATCAAAGCTACCAGCAATCCACAAACAAACTCTTTGAGGGAGAACTGGATTATAAGAAAAAGCAATACGAACTCTATTGGCGTTGGGTGGAGAATATGGGTAAGGATGTTGCCGATAAGCAATTTGCGTCTTTGCTCCAATCGGGCAATTCTTTCAAGCAGTATCTTGAAAAGCAAATCGCCGAACTCCAAGCCAAAAAAGCCGCCGGAACAATCACCGAGGGAGAGAGTAATTTTCTTATATCCCTTAACGTGCAATATGATGAGCTTACAGGTGCAAAAACGGCTCTTGACGCTTTCCGTGAGAGTGTCAATGCCGCTATCAATCGTAGCCAAACTCTTGCCGAGAAACTGGCAGCGGTGGCAGATGCAAAACGCAAGCTGGAAAATGGCGAAAGTGGTATTATAAGCGATGATGACCGAGCCGCCGCAAGTCTGGACCTATCCCAAAGGGAGGCCGAACTCCAAAAAGAGGTACATGAAACCGTCCTAAACGATTATCGCTCTTTTGAGGAACAAAGGCAATCTATCACCGACCAATACGCTTTACTCCGAGCTGAGGCCGAGCGCATGGGCGATGAGGAACGCATACGCCTTATCAACAAAGCTGAGAAAGAGGCATTGTCGGCTTTGAATACGGCATTTCTCCAGCAATCCGATAGCTGGAAAAAGTTGTTTAGCGACCTAGATACTCTTTCCGTGGGGCAAATCTCCAAGCTGATTAAGGATGTTGAGCAACAGTTGGCCGCCGGCAATCTCCAACTCTCGCCCGTGGACTTTAAGGCCGTTATTGACAGCCTTACACGAGCCAAAGAAAGGATTCAGCAACTCAACCCGTTCTCTGCCCTTGATACGTTCTTTAATGACTATCTCAAAGCGAGAAAGAAACTCGCAGCAGCCAAAGCTGCGTTAGCCAAAGGCGAGGGTAGCAAAGAGGATGTAGAAAATGCCGAGCGTGAGGTAAAAGCCGCCGCCAATGGTATTACAGAATCCGTAGAAAAGGTAACGGATATTACCACAGAGTGCGCCTCTTCGCTACAAAGTATGTTTGACGCACTGGGCATGGACGGTGTGGCTGACGGGCTGGGAACTGCAATAGAACTCATGGGGCAGTTGGGTAATGCCGCTGCCTCGGTCGGCAAGTTTATGAGTGGCGATATTATAGGTGGAGTTACTGGCATGATTTCATCTATAACATCTGTTATAGGTATATTTTCCAAGCTCCATGATGCAAAGTATGAGAAACGAATACAAAACCTACAAAAGCAGATTGACGCGCTGGAACGCTCATACAATCGACTTGAACGGGCCTTTAACAACACCTATTGGGTGTTTAATGATGAGGAACGTGCTGGTTTTGAGCAAAACATTAAGCTCATAGAAGACCAAATAGCCGCATTGGAGAAACAACGCGAAACTGCCCGTCGCTCATGGGATTTTGCTCAGTATGCAAAGTTGACAGCCCAAATTAAGGACTTAAACGGCCAGTTGTCAAAAGCCAAAGAGGGTGATGATATGCTGGGCTTATATGAGCAGCAAAAAAAATCTCTCCGTGAGCAACAGGATTTGATGCGCCAACAGATAGACGCAGAACGCTCAAAGAAAAAGACCGACAACGACAAAATCCAACAGTGGAATGACGCAATAGAGCAGATTGAACAGCAGATTGAGGACTTAGACCGGCAAATGATGGAAACCTTTGCCGGGACCACAACCCAAGAAGCTCTCGACCAATACGCAGACGCTATTGTTGACGCATATTGCGCCGGAGAGGACGCGGCAAAGGCTCTTGGTGATACCACGAGAGAGGTATTGAAAAAGGCTGTAATAGATGCGCTCAAACGCCAATTCTTAGCTAAGGCTATGGACGAAGCCGTGAAATATCTTGGAGAGGCAATGTCGGACGGTGTTTTGACTGACCGCGAGAAAGAAACATTTGAATTGATGACAAAAAGAGCCGGTGAAACATTCACTAATGCTCTTGACGCGGTAGGCGATTGGATTAAAGATGTTGAAGATGTCGCAACAGACCCCTTGACGGGTGCCGTTACCTCAATGAGTGAGGAAACAGGCGGTGTGATTGCGGGCCGTCTTAACGCTTTCATCATAAACCAGACCGAGCAAACAAGTGTGTTGCGTGAACAGCTTTTGGCACAATCGGCAATCGCTCAAAACACTGCAACCGCCAACACTATTCTCTCCGAGGTACGCGATACTCTCAAACGGATAGAAACCAAAGACAACTCTTTACTCTCACAAGGAATATCGTAAGGTTATGGAACTGATTCAACAACTCAAACAAGACGGCATAGACAAAGGGCTATGCCGCCTATGGCAAGGGAAACTCCGAGCTGGGCTTTCAACCGAGGAACTTGCAAAGCTCTACATTAAGGGCATTGACTTTTGTATTTCCGAAGATTACCCTACGCTCAATTTTCTCCGGGAACATTTCAAGGGCAAGTGTGAGCCTTTCGGGGTGTATGTCGATGATGAGATACCCTCGACCGCCAACAAGCCCGATATGGTGCTTAACGGGGCTTGCAAAGCCATGTTGGAGTATGACGATTTTTCTGTTTCGCGTCTATATATGCGCCATGATAGCGAGGCGGCCGTGATTGTTTCCAACAATGCCATTGTTACCATTGACCTATTCGATAATGCGAAAATACATATCTCCGTAATAGGCACCGAGGCGCGTGTCAACATCAACGCCTATGGTCGTAATACCACGGTAGATTATATCGGCATTTCATCGTTTGCGAGAATTAAAACAATATTTCACGATAAACCCACATACTGATATGGTTGATAAAAATTTAATCTTGTATCTGCCTTTTGATGACCCGGACGGCTCAAAGGCTTACGACTACTCCGCGGGTCGCCATGACGCAACACTTTCTGGTGGAGCGATGTTTACCAAACAAGCAAAGGCCGGTAAGGCTCTTGACTTGTGCGGTGGAGAGGTAAACACTGAGCAGAATATTCCATTTACGGGCGATTTTACCGTATCACTCTATGTTCAGATTCAGCAGAGGCGTTTGGGCTGGCTCTTGAATTTACCCGGTATAGAGCAGCACAAAGAGCAATGGGTCGATGTGGTGCCGGGTGAGTGGTATTTTATTTCTTTTGTGCGCTCTGGTTCTACGTTCAAAGTCTTTCTCAATGCTGATTGTACATACGTTGGCAATCTGGCCGCTAATCCCACGGGGCTTGCTCTCTGCACCGAGGAACTGTTAACCACGACTGCAAAGCTCGATGAGGTGCGAGTGTTCAACGTGGCAAAGACCGAGAAAGAAATCCTCAAAATGCAAGCCAACAACGATGTTGAATACTATGTTGACGGTCACAATTTCAAGGACTACGGCGTGTATGTGTCGGCCTCTGACGGGCTTGTTGGCAGGCTGGCGCAGAAAGAAAGCCTATCGGTAGACTACGACAACTACCACGGTGTTGTGCGCGACCGCAAGCGCAAGCGTTTCAAAGAGCGCACAATATCGCTCAAATGTTTCATTGAAGCCTCAAGCCGTAGTGCGTTTGTAGAGTGGCTTAACCGCTTTCTCGCACTCTTTGACGGCGACCATACGCGCCGCCTTACCGTAGAGTATGACGGCAAGGCAAAGCCCCTTGTGTATGAGGTGGATTTGCTTGATGATGTGGCAGTTGATAAAAAGTGGGGCAGCTACAACGAGGAACTAATG